AAGCTAGCGAACTCCTCGTTTGCCTCGCCCTTGTTGTACTCTTGGTCATCTACTAAGGTTGCCATTATTAAGTCTCCGGCCCTAACTAGGGTTATCAGAATAGTTTAATAGAGGGACAGCTGGCAGGCTGCTTATCCTCCGTTCTTTCGTCCAGCGTTGATATGCTCTCGTTCCCATCTCATAGCGGCCCCTGGAAAGGAGCCTGAGTAGCCCTCGAGCTGACACTTCACTGGACTGATGATTCGCTTGGACTCAGACGAACAGACCGTGCACCGGAATACGTCGTCCCGCCGCCCAAACACCTCATCCTTGTTGTCGCACTTGGTACATACGACATCAAATATCACTCTCATCGTGACTCGCCTCCGCGTTCAATACAACATTCTCCCAGCCTGTAACCATACGGAATGTCTTGAGCATCCCCTTGGCTTGCCAGAAGTCTTCGGCTGAGTGACAGCAGTCTAGCCGTATGGCATCCTCATTATCAGCCATCTCTTGCATAAACTCCTTCCAGCCATCCGTAAGGAACATTGCCCGTTGGTCGTCAAACCACTTCTGGTCTTCAGGACTCATCGGATGCCGCCTTGCGGGTACGCGGTGCGGGTTTCTTCTTTAGCTCTTCTACTTCCTCCTCCAGCTTGACCACACGGTTCATCAGGTCTTGGATGTAGTGAGTAGAGTTACGTACGAGTTCATCGAACTCTTGCTTGTTTACTAAGCTCATGCAGATTATCTCCTTGAGGTCTGCGGGTAGGAGCCTACTCCCTGTCGGTTTCGGCTATGGATTACTTACTGCTCTTTGTCCCTTTGCACTTCCAGCGCTTACGGGAGAGCCTTAGTGGGCTGTTGGGGTCCTTAGCCGCTTTGGGGTGGCTCTTCATCTGACCAGCAGAACGAGCGCAGTAGCTATCACCTTTCTTGGTGTTGGGCTTTACGCTTGCTCCTTTCTGACCGTAGCTCACCTTCTTGCCGCTAGATGTCACCTTTACTTTGGCCTTGCCCTTTGCAGGCGTACGCTTACTTGCCACGCTTGCAGCACCCTGACTTGCCTTTGCAACCACATGATTTGCACATACTATTTGCCTCTTTTCTTCTTACCCTTATTGTGTTTAGATCCGCAGCTTGGCATATTTACTTCCTCTTCTTGGCTGTCTTGGCCGCTTTCTTAAAGTCGGCTTTTGTAGGCGCTCCCTTGGAACCTGCTTTACGCATCTTCTCTCCAGAGCCTTCCTTTATGCGTTTTCTTTTTTTGTGTATATTAGCGTATAGTCCGTTGTTAGGCATGGCTTCTCCTATCCTGTCCTAGTTATACTGAGGTGGTTTACTTGAGTTGCCGTCTGACCTAACAATATGCCAAGTCTTCGAGCTAGTCCATTACCTACTCCCGACACTAGCTCTGTGAACACTCTAGTGTCTACTGTATCGCTAGCGTTAAGCCGTATCGAAGTAGCTACGGAATGTCCGCGAGATCCGGTAAGTTCTAGCGTAGTCTCGTTAGTGTTGATGGCGACTATATTACCGTTTACGAAGATTGCCTGAGAGCTACTAGCCACCGCAGATACTGCTCCTGCTTCTATAGTAACTCCAGCAGTTATGGTGTAAACCCCTGCTTCTGCCACTGTAATAACACCGTTAGCGTCTACACTAAACACGTCAGTGTTTTGATTGTACTCCGTAGTGGTATAAGCCAGTTGCGTAAAGGACCCCGCAGTTAGTGTCTGATCTGCTGCAGCTGTAGTCCTTATCGCTGTAGTAACTTGAGTCTCTAATGCGTTCAAGTCGCTAGTGTTTTGGTTTATCTGGCTTTGCACCTGCTGCGTAAACTGTGGACCTGAGCCGCTGCCTCCTCCTGTGGAGTCTGCCGTTGCTGCCTGTCCGTTAATGTAGTTTATCACAGGACCCTCAGAGCCGCTCAGAAGCCCCGTAGGGAACTCTACAATCTCTTCAGTGCCATCGGTTAGGGTAAAGATTAAATCGCCGTCAGCGGCCATTGAGACGCTCTCAACGCCTACGCCATCTACGCCATCCTTACCGTCCTCTCCAGCAGGACCAGCAGGGCCAACACTACCGTCAGCCCCTCTTTCTCCTTTATCTCCCTGCTCTCCTTTAGGCCCTTGCGGACCCATAGGACCTTCGACCCCTTGGTCTCCCTTGGGGCCGATCTGTTTACCTACTTCATTCACCTGCCTCTGGAGGTCGCGGAGCAGAGCCAGTAGTGTTAGGTTGTCCGCCATTCGCTCCTCCTTCAGTTAGTTGACGTATGAGTTCCGCTTCAGCCTTAGCCCGTGTGTCTTCCATACGGGTGTCCTGCTTGAGCTGTAGCTCTTGCTCCTTGAGCATCATCTCTGACAACTTAAGCCGACGCTGGAAGTCTTTCTCTTCCGTGTCTTCTGGCTCGCTGGTGTACTTGAGTGATAGCTCTTGAGGCATAAGCTGCGCTTCGGTGTTGTACTTCTGCGCTCTGCTCTGGCTCTCGGCTGCTTGTGCATTGAGTAGCTGCACCTGACCCTGAGTAATAGCCATCTGCATTTGCTGCTGCTGTTGAGCTGCTTGCTGGGCTTCGGGGTTAGGCTGACTAGCTGCTTCAATAGCCTGTAAGATCTCTTCGCGGTTGCTTACGTTCAGGTGGTCAATGATTGCCTTCAGTACAGCACCGTGCGCTGGACTATCGGGCGGAACCATCTGCAATACCTGAGATAGCTGGCCGACTTCATACTCACGAGCCATAGCGCCTAAGCTGCTGTAAGCTACGAAGTTGTAGTCCTTAACCGGATAGTTCTCAGGATCGTACTGCATGTACCGCCATGCCGCCTTCTTGATGAACGGCAGGAGGAAGTTCTCTTGGAAGTTGATAAGGGTGCGCTTCTGTCTCTTGACAATCGCCCCTTGAGTCATGCTCATGCCAGCGGCAGTCACATCGTTCTGTACCATACCAGAGTTGGCTTCCGCCGCTCCAGTTGCTTGGCTTACCATCTGCTGTAACGCAGCGCCCTGCTGGAACGTGACACCGTTAAGCTGCCCGAAGTTGAAGGGCATAATACTCTCTGACGGTGCGCCGTTGGTTAACAGCATTCGACCGGGCCGTACCTCCAACTTGTGCCCTCGCGGGATACGAGTGGAGTCGACCGCCAGCATTGGGTGGGTCGTCAGTGCTAGTGCGTCGATACGTGCGCGTAGCTCAGCGTCAAGAGCCTTCTGACTCATGTACGCCTTCTCACATACGCCACGGCCCCAGAAGACTGAGGGTACGATGTCCCACTGGAAAGCAACGATGGGTCGGTCCTGACACATGTAAGGGTTAGGGATTGCCTTCAGCAACGTGCCTTCGTTACCGATGACGACAATGGCTTCCACGTAGTGACCGGCTTCAGTAATGTCTTCCTCGTCCACACCCGCGTCAAGCAGGAGATCTCGGGGTACTTTGCCGTAGTACTTGGTGAGCCGTACGCGGTCCTTGGGTCGGCTGTCCAGCTCTGTGTCTGCTTCAATCTCAACGTCGGCTGCTGCGTCTCCCACGAAAACATCGGCATTGTAGATCCCCTGCTCCTGTAACTCTTCAACGATGTGACGGCTAACGAACTCGTCAATGGCGCAGCCTATGGCTTCGTCAATGCAAGTGGCGCTAGGGTCAATCAGGAAGTTACGTGGCTGTACTGGGTTGATCTTAACGATGGGGCGGTAGCCCTGCTCAACTCCAACCTCCTGCATGTCGCCGTCCATGAGAGGACGAGTAGCAGGCTTGTAAGTCTTCATCTCGCTAAGGACAACCTCACCGATACCTGTACCGTAGACTGCAGCATTAACCAATACCTCTGCCACTGCTGAGCGGATGCGGGCAATAGAGAAGTCTTCGTGTAGCTTACGCTTCAGGTACGTAACGTCTTGAGGCTCTTGATCATTCATGTCATCACGAATGTCGAACAGCTTGCCGCGTCCAAAGGTAGCTTCTTCTACTTCTGCTACGGTTGATTCAACGGCCTGTGATGTGGCAGGAGCGATTAGCTTAGATCTTTCTGAGGAGCGGTCGCTGTCTTCAGCCGACCACTTGTTGCGGTAGATACGCATGTACTCATCGTGCTTCTCTGCGTAGTTACTCTCGTAGTACTCACGCCAGTCGTTGCACTTAGACATGACCCACTGCTGCAGGTCACCGTCCGTGCCGAAGCCGTCCATGT